TATTATTATATAATTGTATTATAATATATACTATACTTACAATATATAGTACTTTATGATACAGTAAATATAGTATATAATAAAGTTTTTTACATTTTATTTGGATAATTGTAAATAAAGTTGTTATATTTGTCATGTAATTAATTTTACATACAATAAATAATAATTAAAATTTGTCAATCCTAGAAAATAAAAAAACAAATACTCAAAGAATCCAAAGAAACTGGTACACAATTAGTACAGGTGGAAAGGTAACACACTTAACTAGAAAAGCAGAAGATGCAACTCTAGAACTTTTACAAAAAGAAGTAGAAGGTAATATCCAAGTATTACATCTTGATGATAAGAACAAGATATACTTAAATGAAAATGGTATTAATCTTGATCTAGATCAGAACATTTATGTAAGTGCTTTACTTACTTTGTTATATCCTGAATCAAACATGTATTTTCACAATGGTATACCTCAAGGTAATATTGTTGTGTGTGTAGAAGAATATTCTACTATAGATAAATACTGTAGAAAAGAATCAGGTTATAAAAATAATGTAGAAATACTGAAAGGTTTAATGACTAAAACTTAATGCCTATGAAACATAGAACACACACATGTGATTAAGAGAGAGATTTAGGTGATAGCAAGTCTCTCTTTTTTTTTGTACCTTTTTGTATGCCAAAGAAACCTAGCAGAAAAACTTTAATAAAAAAACTAGATAAAGTCTTTAGTGAATATATTAGGAAAAGAGATACTGATAAAAATGGATATGGACTATGTTGTACATGTGCTAAGAGAATACATTACAAAGATGCACATGCAGGACATTTTATGAGTAGGAGACATTATGCAACAAGATGGGATGAGGAGAATGTAGCACTCCAATGTGCAGGATGCAATACTTTTAGAGGAGGTGAACAATATAAATTTGCACTTTTTTTAAATGATAAGTATAGAACTGAAAAAGCTACTGAGTTGCTAATAAAATCAAGAGAAACTGTTAAATACTCTTTAGATGAGTTGGAGGACATGATAAAATATTTTAAAAAATTATTAACATAATATTTGGTTATTATATATAATAGTTATAATATTGTATCAGAAAAGCATTTAATATGTCAATATTTTTTAAAAATAAAGGTGAAGAACCTACAGCAAAAGATAGCATGATCATAGATCAGAAACAAAGATTAGATCAGCTACATAAACTCTACAAAGATATGTATTCAGAATGTAGAGAACTACTTAGAGAAAATACTAGCTTACAATTAGAACTTTCACAACTGAAAGGTAAGGTAGATGCTCTAGAGGGAGTTTTCCTTAAATGGAAAGAACAAAATAAAGAATTAAATAAAAATATTAACTTGAATAAACTTTATGATGGAATCCAAGAATATTAAACAAAGTACAGTTAAAACTATTACACCTAAAGGTACATGGAGTAATGGTAAACAGACATTTAATAAATACTCTGTTGAACTGGCAAATGGTGATGTACCTGATTTCTCTGCAATAGGAGATTTCAAAAAAAATGTAGGAGATACTATTTTCTACACTCTTGATGAAAAGAAGAACTATGCTAAAATGCAACCTACTCCTCAGGACTATCAACCTGAGGGATCTAGTATGACTAGAGAGGAAGGCATAGCAAGATCTGTTGGTGTAAATAATGCAATACAATTAGTAGCAACTGATGTATGGCAGAAAGCATCATTAGAGGATAAGAGACAAATGCTTACAGATGTAAAAGATGTCTCAATTTATTTATACAAAACATTATTAACTAAACCTGATTAATTATGCCAAAACCTGATTTTGTTCAAGGAATTTATCTAGATGAATCACCAAAGGAATTTGTAGTGGTTAAAATGAGAATGAATGTAGATAGATTTAAAGAACATTTAGAAAATCCTGATGTTAAGGAAGTTGTTAGAAAAAATAGTGGCTACTTATCAATGGATGTATTAAAAAGTAAGAATGGTAAATTATATATACCACATAGTGATTTCTCACCTGAGAAAAAAGTAACAACAGTAGAACACAATCCTGATAGAGACTTAGGCTATGGGGATGATGATCCATTTACAGACTAGCATATGATACTTAGTGTTAAAGACCAACTTGACAAGATCCACAAAATAAGGAGAGGAGAAATCAAGGAAGGCTTGGCACTAGGTATTAAAAATTTTGATACATATTTTAGATTTAAAAAAGGAACTTTTAATATTTTTTTAGGGCATAGTAATGTAGGTAAAACTCATACTGTGCTTTTTTTTATGTTCCTATATGCACAGAAACATGGTTTAAGATTCTTAGTATATACAGGAGAGAATGAACCATATTCTATTTTAAAAAAATTAATTGAATATAAAGAGGGGATGCCCATTAACAAAGTTGATGAGGAAAGGTTAAAGGAAGGAAGTCAATGGGTAGACTCTCACTTTAAGTTCATATCTATAGATGAACAGTATTCATACAAAGATCTTTTAAAGTTAGGAACTGAAATAAAAAAGGGATGGGATTATCATGGATATTTTATTGATCCATATAACTCTCTTGAAAAAGATAGAGATTTGTTTAGATCTGTAGGAGGACATGAGTATGATTATAAAGCAGCATCAGATATGAGAATGTTCTGTCATAAAACTGGTGTAGCATTATGGCTAACAGCTCATGCAGTAACAGAAAGTCTTAGAAAATTACATGGTGCAAATCATGAATATTCAGGACATCCTATAGCACCAATGATGAGTGATTGTGAAGGTGGTGGTAAGTGGAGTAATAGATGTGATAATTTTATGGTTATCCATAGATATGTTCAACATGCTATGGACTGGATGATAACAAATGTACATGTTAGAAAAGTAAAAGATACTGATACTGGAATGATGCCAACAAGTTTAGATTCACCAGTAAGAATTAGGAGCTTAATAAATAATGTAGGATTTAGTATAGAAGGAGATAATATGATAGACTTGATAACAGATGAACATACTAGAGAAAGCAGCAAAGAAACATAAGATATGGGTGAACATATGCAAGTCATTTGGTTTAGATCATGCAACAGCAGAGGATTTAGTACAGGAAATGTATATAAAGCTACATCATATAACAGCAAAAGGAACAGATATTAGTTATGGTGATAATGATGTTAATTACTACTATATATTTAAGACATTGTACACAATGTTTTTACAACTTAAAAAGAAACAAAACAGAGTATCATTTATTAGTGAGGATATTCTTAAAAATATTGAAGATAGTGAAGCAGTTGAATTTCAAAAAGTGGAACAAAAGTTTAATGAAGAATTTTCTAAGCTGCATTGGTATGATCAAAAAGTATTTGAAATTATTGCATCAGGCACTAAAATTTCAGAACTTAGTAGAAAGACAACTATTACATATATTAGTTTGTATAATACTTATAGGAATGTCAAAAAACTTTTAAAGAAGAAGATAGGATTATGAGATTAGAAAAAGGAATGAAAAGATTTTTTAAAAATGGATATAAAATGGCAGCAGGACATAAAACAAAAAAACCTATGAAGTTAGGAGACTTTACAGAAAAGGTTATAAGTATAATTACCTTAGGACAAGGAAAAAGAATAGCAAAATTTGTAGCTAAGTTATTTGGTTATGATGATTGTGGTTGTGATAAAAGACAAGAAAAGTTAAATAAATATATTTTTACAAAAGATGGGATTAAGAAGTTATAAGAGTTTGTTAAGACAACAAATGGAAGAAGGAGACTACATAGATTTTACTGGATTTAAGACAGCTATGGTGAATGGTTTTACAGATGATGATTTGAAGATAGTGTACACATTACATGCAAAGTATTTTGTACATCCATTTCAAATACCTTGTGGGTGTGGAGGAGTTAAGAAGATGGACACTATAAATAAGTGGATAGGGGATTTAGAAAAAATATATGAAAATGGTGTACAAACCAAGAAGTTATCAGAATAGAGGTAATTGGAAAAAAGGAGAATTATCAGAAAAAAGGTTTAAAGACTTTATGGATCAAATAGGTATAGGAGCAACTAAAACATCTACACACATTGATAAGAACTATCATGTAGATTTTATTATTGGTGAAATAACTCCAGTAGATCTAAAAGGTGATAAGAATACTGAGGCAGTATGGTTAGAGAAAAGAAATGTTTGGGGTGGTAAAGGATCTCTATATGGCTTTGCAAAATATATGGTAATAGAATATCTTGATATTAAAAGTTATGTGTTTTATGATAGATTAGGATTAGTTAAATACATAAAAAGATTTCAGGAGGTTTGCATAAACAAATCAGATTACCATTGTTTATATACTAGAGATGGTAATAAAGATGTAATAATAAAAGTCAGAGAATCAGATATAAGAGATTATGAAAGGTACAGATTTCAATATTAGTGTTCCTACAAAGGACATTGACAGAGAGTTAGTCAGTAAGAAACTAGACAACCTAAAAGACATGCAGTATTTAACAAATGCTGAAATAGTAAATAGCATATTATTAGAGTATCAAAAAAAGAATCCTACTAATGAAAAGCTAGAGACATTAATTAATGCTGTATTGCAAATACACTTTTATGTACAAGAGCTACAGAATGACAGACATCTTTTGATGTTAAGTATAGATGAATATAGAACAGATAAATTAAGAGCCATTGACAGAGCTAGAAAAGCTGAATCCAAATTGGAAACCAAAGAAAATTGAATTAGGAGTAGAATTAGAATTTGAACCTGATACAATTTATAAAGGTGCAGAAGTAGACATAGAGAATTTAGTAATAGATCAGCTAAATGCAGTATGGATGGATTTTGAAGCTATACCTAATATGTATGAGGAGATCCTTGTTACATTTCAGAACATGGAGTTGTTGGCTAGAATTATAGGTAAGTTTTATCATGTACATAACAAGACATTATATATAACAGTAACACTAAAATTACAAGAATGAACATAACACTATTAGATGGACAATCATGGGATAGAGAAGAACTAATTAAGAAAGCTGATGATGATGATTTTTACTATAGCTATTTAGGTAGGTATGCATTTTCATCCAGTTCCTTAAAACACTTACTATCCTCTCCTAAAACATATAAACATATATTAGAATATGGGCAACCTGATGCACAAGCATTTAGAGATGGGTGGTTAGCACATGCTGCTGTACTACAACCTGATGTATTTGCTAGTCAGATATTTGTTAATGTGCAAAGTAAGAATACAAAGAAATATAAAGATGCAGTTAAACAATATGGTAAAGTGTTTACACTAAAAGAGAAACATGATGCAGAGAGATTAGCTGATGCATTACTAAGAAATGAAATGGTGATGCAAAAATTAAATGATAGTGAGTTTGAACAGAGTGAGGTTTTTACTCTAGAGCATAATGGAAATCCATATCCATTTAGAGCAAGAGCAGATATTCTAAGCAACAATTCAGAAATGTATGACCTAAAGACTACATCATCATTAAATGGATGGCAATATAGTGCAGATAAATTTGGATATGACATACAATGTTTTTTATATTGTTATGGCTTTGATATAGCACCTGAAAATATGGGATTTATTGTTATAGATAAAGGATCTCTTGATATAGGTTATGCACAAGTATCAGAGGAGTTTTATCTAAGAGGTGAGGCAAAGGTCAGGAGAGCATTAGATATATATGAGGAATGGTTTATGCAGGAAACAGATTTAGATCAATATTATATAAACATAGAATTATGAAACATTATATACCAAGAGCAGATTTAAGACATCATTATAGAACAACTAAAGCTGACATAGCTTTTCAAAAAAGACTACTGAGATATGTAGTTTGGGGATTACCATTTTTTACATTATGGGCAATTATGGGAATAAACTTTTTATTTTGGTTGTTTAGATGATGAATAGAAAAGATTATCCAGTATGGACAGGTGTAATAAATTACTTTCCTGATGCTCTTATGGAAATATCAAGAGTGAGCAAGATTGGAAATGAACAACATCACAAAGGTAAACCTCTACATTGGGACAAGAGTAAAAGTATGGACCACCTAGATGCTTTAACTAGACATCTAATACAAGCTAAGGAACAAGATGATGATGGAGTATCACATTTAGCTAAAGTAGCATGGAGAGCATTAGCAGCTTTGCAAACTAAAATAGACAATGAGCAGAAATGAAATATTAGCATATCAAGAAGGTTATAGAATGACTAAAGATGGAAAGCTATTAGGTAAGAATGGTAATCCTGTAAAAGGTTGGTTAAAGAATGGTTATAATATTTTTCAATTTAGAAATCCATTAGATCCAAAGAAACATATAAAGTTTAAATGGTCTAGATTACAAGCATACCAAAAATATGATGCATTGATATATTTAGAAGGAACAGTTGTTAGACATTTAAACAGTATTAGAAATGATGATACATGGGATAATATTGCAATAGGTACACAAAGTCAAAACTTGATGGACATGCCTAAAGAAGAAAGAATAAAAAAAGCAAGACATGCAGGTTTGCACAATAATAAAGAGTATAGAAATAAACACAAAAAACAATGAGGAATAGAAGTAGGATAATGACATTGATAAATGAAATAGAATCATTATCAGGATATAAAGTATTTGACAATACAAGGAGAAGGGAAGTAGTAGAGGTAAGATCACTACTGTATACTGTACTAAAGAAATTCTATAGGTTTACACTTAGGGAAATTCAGGACCTAGCAGAGGAGTATAATTACACAATAACACATGCAAGTGTAATACATAGCCTAAAATCATTTGAGGTTTATAGTAAATATTCACCACATCTATTAGAGTGGTATCATGCAGTTGTAATTGATCTAGAAGAAGATCTTGCAGCACAAAGAATTGATTTTATAAAACCAAAACTCAAGTATTTATCAGATGATGATTTACTAAAGTTATCAACAATAGTGAAAGAAATGTATGAGGAGGCTATTATACAAATGAGTGAAGAAGAAAGTTTACAAACTTGACAATAAATCAGTAAAAAGGATTTTGGTAATATTTTTGATGTTATTAATGACATCTTGTTACACAATTAAGAGTACAGTTATTAACAAATTAGATGAGAAGTTACCAAGATCAAAATACACAATAGAGAGATTAGAAAAGATAAAAGATTCACTAAGTAAAAGATGGCAAAAGATAGATCAAAGTTTTTAGAGGTGTATGCAAGTAAGATGGGAAATGTTAGTAAGGCATGTAAAGCAGCTAACATCTCTAGACAGACTTTCTATGATTGGATGAAAGATAAAGAGTTTGCAGGTCAGGTAGATGAAGTTAGAGAAGGTCTACTAGACTTTGCAGAGCATCAGTTATTGTCTAATATCAGAGATGGTAAAACAGCAGAGATCTTATTCTATTTAAAAACTAAAGGTAAGAAAAGAGGCTATATAGAAAGACAGGAAGTAGATACTATTGGAGACAAGATGTTTGAGGTTAAGATACTAAAGGATGAAGCAGATACAGACTAATGTTGTATTTGATATACTTGAAAAGAATAAACAGAAAATAGTAGCACTACAAGGATCATCAAGATCAGGTAAAACATACAACACACTTATTTGGATAATATTTAGCTATTGTAATAAGCATACAAATAGAGTTATATCTATATGTAGAAAAACACTACCTAGTTTAAAGGCATCAGTTCTAAGAGACTTTTTAGAGATCCTAAAGAACAATGACCTGTACTCAGAGATCTATCATAACAAGACATCTAATGAGTATTGGTTAAATGGAAACCTAATAGAGTTTTTTAGCTTAGATATGGGATCTAGAGTTAGAGGTAGAAAGAGAGATCTGTTATTTGTTAATGAGGCTAATGAAGTAGATCTAGAATCATGGAATCAGTTACTGTTTAGAACAGATGGTCAGATTGTTATAGACTACAATCCACATGATCAGTTTCATTGGATATATGACAAGGTATTAGAGAGACCTGATTGTGCATTACACATTACTACATTTATGCAGAATCCATTTATATCAGAAACTCTAAAACAAGAACTCCTGAGATTAAAAGATGCAGATCCTGAATTATACAGAGTATATGGATTAGGACTAAGAGGACAGAACAGATCACTTGTATTTAAGTTCAGTATTTGTAATGACATACCTGCTACAGCTAAACTAATATCTAGAGGATTAGACTTTGGGTTTGCATCAGATCCATCTAGTATGTGTGAGACTTACATAGAAGGAGACAACATGTATGTTAGAGAGATCTTATATGAGACAGGATTAACTAATCAGGATCTAGCTAATAAGTTTGAAGCATTAGGATTAGATAGAAGGGATGAGATCTTTGCAGATTCTAGTGAGCCTAAAAGTATAGAGGAGATCTATAGAATGGGATGGAACATAAAAGGCAAGAAGAAGTATGAGATCAATTATGGAATAGACATGATCAGAAGATACAAACTACATGTAACAAAAGATAGCACTAATGCAATAAGAGAACTAGAGAGCTATAAGTATGTAGAAGATAGAAATGGGAATCCTACTAATAAACCACTAGACCTTAACAATCACTTTTGTGATGCACTCAGATATAGTGTAGTTCATAAACTATCCTATCCTAACTATGGAAGGTATGCTATAAAATAAAAAAGGAGGGAGACTTACAATAGGTTCTCAACCTTTAGCCTCCACTCCTGTACACATAAAATGTGCCTTCTTATAAACTAATCAATATGAAAAACATTACAATGAATCTACATATGACATTAGGATAACCAGTCCTGTTGTCAAGATCCACAGTAATAAGGTTATTAACCATAATGGTTGGTTAAAGTATTTTTCTAATTCTTTTAAGTCTTTCATTATATTCTATGTTTTTTTAATAGATTAGGATTGAAAAAGAATGGCAGAACCTTTTTAATAATGTCTAAGTGTGCATCAGATTCTCCATCTAACTCTAAGTTGTTTTTTATAAATAGATTTTTGATTCTATTTTTTTCATGAGGTCTAGCCTCTCTAAGATAATGTCTGTACTCATGATTCCAAAAATATTCTAAGTTATTCATAATAGTGTTTTTCATGATAATTAAAATAAAGGGTTTTCAATACTCATTTCAGGTAAACCATATTTATTAAATGTTGTAACAACATCATCAGGAATATCTTGATAGTATTCAGCATTAGCTTTTTCCCACTCTATTGTTTTTTCAATAATATTAGATTGGTTAGTAGCTAATAAGTATTTTATGTAATTTTTCTTTGCTTTTCCTAAAGCAGTTTTTGGGATAAATTCAGATGTATTTTTCATGTTTTTCATATTTATAGTGTAAATATAATACATTATTATAATATCACCAAATATTTTGATAACTTTTTTTTAAAACTTTTCTATTTTATTATTATATAGATATGGAACTAACACTAAAGATACCTGAGAACCTAACAGAAATAACATTAGGGCAGTATCAGAAATACTTAAAAATGGAAAAGGACAATGAGGATGAAACCTTTATTGCACAAAAAATGATAGAGATCTTTTGTAAGACAAGACTAGATTATGTTATGAAGATGAGATGGAAAGATGTACAAGATATAGTAACAGATCTAGGATTTATGTTTGATCAAGATCAGAAATTAAAAAGACAGTTTCACTTAAATGGAGTGAACTATGGATTTATACCAAACTTAGATGAAATTAGTTTTGGTGAATTTGTAGATCTAGATTCATATCTAGGAGATTGGCAAGAAATGCATAAAGCTATGCAGGTTTTATATAGACCAGTAGATATTAGTGTAAGAGGCAAATATAACATAAAGGAATATAAAGCTATTACAGATGATACTATGAAAGAAATGCCACTAGCATATGCACTAGGTGCTGTTTTTTTTTTAATGAATTTAGGCAAAGAGTTGTCAGTAGTTATGATGGACTATTTGCAGAAGGGGATTCTGAAGGAGCATACACATCTGAAGCAGGGTTTAGCAGAAAATGGGGTTGGTATACATCATTTTACCAAGCAGCTCAAGGAGATGTTACAAGATTTGAACATATCTCAGAACAGAGATTACACAAAATTTTAATGTATTTAGAATTTGTAAATGAGAAACAAACATTGGAGAATCAAAGAATAAAAAGAAAGCATGGCAGATAAATCACAAAGAGGATTTTATTTAGTAGTTGAACAAATAAAAGATGAACTAATTAACAATCCTAGTATAAAAACAATGACATTTGGAGATATAACAGATGTAGATCTAGGTAAACAAACAATCTTTCCTCTTGCACATATGATAATAGAGAATGTAGTACATGCAGAAAAAACTATGCAGTTTAGCTTTACTATTTTGACAATGGAACAAATAGATACTACAAAAGATTTTGTTGATGATCTATTTTTAGGCAACAGCAATACACATGATATTTTAAACACACAACTTGCAGTTTCTAATAAACTTGTTACAAAACTTAGAAAAGGTCAGATGTATCAAGATGGCTATCAACTAATAGGTGATGCTACATGTGAACCATTTTTTGATAGATTTGAGAATGTATTAGCAGGATGGGCTACATCATTTACACTAGAAATATTTAATGACTTAGATTATTGCTAATGAAATTTGAAGAAACAAAAAAAGTATTAGAGGACTTTGCAAGAAATGTAATAAAAGGTGCAAGACAAAACCTTAAAAAACATAATGCATCAGGTAAACTTTCTAGATCTCTAAAAAGTGATGTAAAGGTAAATCCTAAATCTTTTGAGTTAGACTTTGAAATGGAAGGTTATGGAGCATATCAAGATGCAGGTGTAGATGGTAAGAAAAAAAAATATGGTAAAAGGAAGTATAGTTTACCTACATATAAGTATACTACTAAGATGCCTCCACCTAAATCATTAGATAAGTGGGTTATTAAAAGAGGACTAAAAGGTACAAGAGATGCAAAAGGTAGATTTGTTAAAAGACAATCTCTAACATTTCTAATTGCTAGATCTATATTTATGAAAGGTCTAGAGCCTACTTACTTTTTTACAAGTGCATTTGAAGCAGCATACAAGAAATTACCAAATGAATTTATAGACAAATATGAATTAGACATAGACAACTTTTTAAAATTTACAACAAAATAATGGCAACATACTTAGCAAGACTTAGATCACCTTTCTTTATTGATGAAACATCAAGTACTACTGCTGCATCAGCAGATCTAACTATAACAATAAGTAGTGTAGATAGATATGTAATATCAAAAGACACAACAAGTAATAGAATAACATTTGAGGTTTCAGAACTTATAAGAGACTACTTGAATCCTACATGGGATGGTGTGTTTCCATATTCAGCTACTACTATATCTAGTCAGACAGTAACTGCTACAATTAAAGTTGAGTTTTACACAAACAACAAAGTAACAAGAGCAACTAATAGTGCAGCAGGTACACCTGATTCACCTATAGGATCAGAAACAGTAACACACACATTATATGGCTTTGATGCATACTCTGAATTTTTAGAAGGTGCAAATCATCAATTATCTAGCTCACAATTACTACAATCTGCAACTACAATGTATTTACCTGAAACAGGAGATGCATATATACCAGTAGAATCATCTAATGGTGTTAGTTATTCTACAGTATCAGCATCTGATACAAGTGTTACAGTAGGTGGTATTACAATAGCTATAGAAAGAGTATGTGAGCCTGTCTTTGACATTGTAAAAGTTGTATTTATGAACAAGTTTGGTGCCTTACAAGAATTTCATTTTAACAAAAAACACACAATAGGTTTTAACTCTACACAAGAAAATTATGAATCTATGTTAATAGAAGCTAACACTTACTCTGTTACTAGACATCAAAAATATGTTTACAATAAACAAGCTAAAGAAACACTACAGTTAAATACTGGATATGTAGATCAAGGTCAATTTGAAACAATTAAACAACTAATGTTATCAGAACAAGTATGGGCAAAAATACAAAGTACAGTATATCCTGTAAATGTGGTAACAAGTTCACTAACTAAAAAAACAAAAGTAAATGACAAACTTGTAAACTACTCTCTAGATTTTGAGTTTGCATATGATGTAGTAAATAGTGTTAGATAATGAGTAAATTTCAACTGTATATAGACAATCAGAAAGTAGACCTTTTCTCTGATGAAAATGTAAGTCTTACAGAAACAATACAAAACATAAGAGATGTTTCTAAAGTTTTTACTGACTTTACTAAACCTTTTACATTACCTGCATCAGATATAAACAACAAAATATTTAAACACTACTACAGATTTAATTTAGCACAAGGTTACACTTTTGATGCAAGAAGAAAGGTAGATGCAAGAATAGAATTAAACACAATACCTTATAGAGAAGGTAAGATAATACTAGAAGGTGTAGAGCTTGAAAATGGTAAACCTAAATTCTATAATGTAACATTTTTTGGAAATACTGTAAACTTAAAAGACCTGTTAGGAGATGATGAGCTTTCAGGATTGTCATGGTTAAACAACTTTAACACTATCTATAGTGCAGCAGAAATAAAGAACACAGTAATTAGTCCTACTGGTAAAACAATAACAGCAGATTCTGTACCATATACAGCAGCATTGATAGCACCTTTAATAACTAACACACAAAGACTTTATTACAATTCTACAATAGCAGTACCTTATATAAATAGTGATGGAACAGATAATACAGCATTAGGTGGTAATTTGTTTCCTACTGAATCAGGTACAAATCCAACAGCACCAAATGCAGATGATGTGCATGGTGTATTATTTGAGGATCTAACATATGCAATAAAAACACACTTAATAGTAAAAGCAATAGAAGAACAATATGATGAGATCAGCTTTAGTGATGATTTTTTTAGCTTAACAAATGGTCCTGATGCATATAAGAATATGTACATGTTATTGCAGAAGAAAGAGGGTAGAATATTTGAAGATTTAACAATAGCAGAAAAACAAGTAAAAGGTTTTCCATTACTTACACAAAACAACTCTATGCAGATGAACAATGATGCATTGTTAGTTTTTACAATGAATCCTAATCAAACTGTATTAGGTAGGTATGAGTTTCAATTTTCTAGTGGTTATCCTGAATTTACAGCTATTATAAAAGAAGGATCACAAGAAGTAATAAGAAAAACATTTACAGCATCATCAAACACAACAGCAAACATATCACAACAACTTGACAGGAGTACAGAGGGGTACACATTACATATAGAAACTGCAACAGCATTTACAATAGACAGTTGTGCATTTGTAGGTATAAGTCCAAGTGGTAATTCTTATACATCTCAAATTAGTAGTGCTATATCTATACCTTTAGAAAAAGAGTTTATAATAACAGATAATATTCCACCAATAAAAGTAATAGACTTTTTAACTGGTCTTTTTAAAATGTTTAACCTTACTGCATTTCAGAAAGATGGTATTATGCATATAAAAACACTAGAAAGTTTTTACAATTCAGGTACTATTAGAGATATAACTGAGTATGTAGATCCTACTACTATAAAAATTGACAAGGCTTTGCCTTACAAAGAAATAGAATTTAAGTATGAAGATACAGGTGCAACACTAGCAAATCAACATAAAGAATCACAAGGTGTAGAATGGGGTGCAGCAAAATATGTAGAAACAGGAGACTTAAATAGTAGTAGTGAATCTTTTAAAGTAGAGGCACCATTTGCACATTTAAAATATGAAAGAATAAATGGAATACTTACAGATATACAATGGGGTTTTATGGCAGATGAGAAAAATGAACCTTACTTTGAAAAACCAGTATTGTTTATAGGTGAGTTTGTAAATTTAACAAATGCAATTAGATTTTTAAGTGGTAGAACAGGTACAAGTAGTATATCAGATATAACAGATTACTGGATGCCTTCTAATTTTGTAAGTAGAGATTCTACAGTAAGTAAAGAAGGTTTACATTTTGACTTAGAATTATCAGAATGGGATAGTACAACATCTTTTACAGAAACATTGTTTAGTAAATATTATGGTTTCTACATAGCAGGTATATTTAATTCTGCAAAAAGATTAACAAGAATAAGTGCAAGACTACCTAAAAAGTTTGTAATTAACTTTACATTAGCTGATACTGTAGTAATAAATAATGACAGATATAAAATTAATAGTATTACAACAGATCTGTTATCAGGTGCAAGTCAGTTAGAGCTGCTAAATGAAACAGTAAATGATACAACAGTTACACAAACAGACACAGGAGGTGGTCAAGGTCAATTAAATGCACCACTTACTAATGTTCTAACATTGTATCAATGTGCAAGTCCTAATAACACATTTGAATCTGCATCAACTTTAGCAATTTTAAACTTAGCTAACAATGCAAGAGTAGAAGATGGATCAGGAAATAGCTATAAGGTAGTAGGAAACAATGTACCAAACACACACACACAAGTTGCAATATCAGCAACAGGTCTTACAGATTGTCCTACAACTCAAACACCACCTGCAACTCAGTACTATGGACTAACTAAGTGTAGTGATAATTCAACAAATTACAGAACATCTACAGAAGTAGGTAATCCTACATATGCAATAACACAACAGGTGTTTGATAATACAGTAAAATATGTAGTAAGAAATGCTACATCAGAAGATACAGTACCTAGTGTTACAATTACATCTACTCCTAGTCCTGCTCAACTTACATGTACAGGAAATACAGTAGCATATTACTATTCATTGAATCCATGTTTGACTGGAAATGGTGCAACATTGTATGGTTTTAGTAGTAATAGTTCAAAATCAGGTACTGTTAGTTATCAGAATCAAACATATGTTATAGGACCATCAGGAGGTAATACAGGAACAATAGACATTGATAGTCTAAACTCAAGTGCATGTGTTACATATTACTATGCTATGGTAGAATGTGGTCAAACCTCTATCTCTTATTATGGATATAGTGCATCAAGTACTAGAAATAACACAACATTAGAATATAATGGCACATGTTACATGATACAAAATACAACAAATCAAGTAGCAGCTATTGACTTAGATACATTATCTGCATGTTCCTGTACAACAATAACTTACTACTATTTATTAAGAGATTGTGATACTGTTACTACTGTAAGAACAGCAACAACTACTACAGATATACCAAACTTAACAGTAAATCCAAATGTAACAGGTGCATCAAGAGTTCAAGATAACAGTACAGGTAAGTGTTATACAGTTACAGGTACAACATCTAATACAATTTTATATCCAAATCCTATTGGACAGATTACAGATCTAAATGTGCTAGGTTGTCCTTCTAGTCCATGTACAAATGTTTTATATTATCAGTTAGAACAATGTAGTACAGGACAGACAAATTATATATCTACACAAGATACTACACAAATCTCATTAGCAGTAAATGATATTGTTGCATCAGGTAGTTTGTCAGGACCAAGATATAAAGTTTTAGGTACAACAGGTAGTGGTATACAAGTTGGTAATGTTGTAACAACTCCTGATACAGCATGTCCTACTTTTTATGAGCTTAGACAATGTTATACTTTACAAACTGGATATAGAACTGGACAAAGTACAAGTGGTACAGGGAGTATATCATTAAGTGTAGGAGATAGAGTACAAGATTCATGTGGTATGCCTTATACAGTTGTTACTGTAGGTGTATCAGGTGCAGGATATGCAAGTGTAGGAACAGTAACAAATACTGGTCAGACTGGATGTCCAACTCTTTCAGGTAGTACTCAGTATTGGGCATTACAAAGATGTAGTGATTCAACAACTGGCTTTTTATCTCTACAAACAGTTAATGATATATCTTTTAATCCTAATGATACAGCTACTGTACAAGGTACTAGGTATCAAGTTGTAGGAGCAGATGTGATAACAGGAGGAACACAAGTAGGTGTAGCATGTCCTGATGGAGGTAATAACTGTCTTACACCTGTAACACCACCACAACCACCTGCTGGTACTACATATTATGCAAGGTTTATTAGTTGTGATGATCCTACAGGTCTAATTATAGATGTTTATAGTACATTAGCTATTGGTACATGGTGGGTAATACAGCCAGTAGGTAGTTTTGAGTGTTATAGATGGGATAGTAATCATCAAGGTGTGAATCCAACAGAGCTTAATAGTTCTAACTTTAACTTTTTCACAGAAGAATCAACAGCAGGAGCTAACTGTTTAGATTGTAAATCAACAGTACCTCCTCCTCCACCACCACCTCCACCACCACCTGCACAACAATGTTTTACAGTACAGTTGTTTAAAGGTACAGCACCTACTGACTTGTGTAGTGGATTACAAAGAACTGTATATTTAAATGCTAGTACATTACCTACAGCTAGTAAAGTATATAGTGATGCTAATTGTAGCACATTGTTACCAACAGATCAGTATTTTGCAGAGTATCAAGGTGCTAACTACTACTTTTGGAACTCAACAGCACAAACATTAACTGGTCCATTTACAATAAACTGTCCATAATGAAAGAAATAGAAAATTTTATAACATCAGAAGAAGCTAAATATCTTATGAATATGATAGATAGATATGCAAGTAAGTCAATGGTTGTTGGAACAGGTAAAGAAATGAATGAGTACCACAATGCAAGAACATCATATACATCTAATTTAGTATCTAATGATCCTACAGTAGAAACATTACACAAAAGAATAGCTAAATATTTAGGACAACCTTTACATAAAGGAGAATCACTACAAGGACAGAGGTATGCAAAAGGTCAATACTTTAAATCTCATCATGATTACTTTAAAGGAGACAGTTATGATAGAAACTGCTTAGCAAGTGGTAATAGAACATACACATTTATGCTGTATTTAAATGACAATTTTGAAGGAGGCACAACTAACTTTCCATTTTTAAAAAAAGAAATAAAACCATTAGCATGTAAAGCTGTTATGTGGAACAATTTACAGCATGGTGTGCCAAATGAATACATGCAACATAGTGGTGAAGAAGTTACAAAGGGTACTAAATACATAATTACATCTTGGTGGAGAGAAAACACTTGGAGTGGAGGAGCTGATCATAAAGAATATGAGCAAAAATTAAAAAATCAACAATTAAGTATTATATAAATAGGATGCTAAAAAACATTATAGAGCTTTTACAAGTAGTAAATGGTGAAACTGAGAGTATTAGATTTGCACAAGGTAGTCATTATTTGCCTGAAAACTGGAAAGATGGTTTTAACCTTGCAAAAAAATTAGCAAAATTTGATAAAAAAGACTAATGAAAATAGGTAAGTATAAAATAAGCATAGAGGTAGACAACCAAAAAGCTAATGCTGACTTAGAGGAAACTAATGAGGAGCTTAGTGTAATGCAAACTAACATGGAGGATGTTAGTGAGACTGGTGATGTATTAACTGGTGGTCTAGTTACTCAGTTTAATAATGTAAAAAAATCTATTGGAACAGCAATAAAAAGCCTTAGAACTTTAAAAGGTGTATTAATAGCTACAGGTATAGGTGCATTTGCATTAGCTATAGGAGCAGTTACAGCAGCATTTACAAGTTCAGAAGAAGGTCAAAACAAATTTTTAAAAATAACACAACAGATTGGTGTAGTTGTAGGTAATGTTACTGATATAATGTCAAGTTTTGGTAATGCTATACTAAATGTTGGTAAATATCTAGGAGCTAGATTTAGAGGTGATGCAGAAGGAGCTGCTGAGGCAGTAGATGGTATTAAAAATAGTTTTAAAGATGCTACAGATGGTATTAAGAACTTTGGAGAAGAAACTAGAAAAGAATTAAAGATAGCAGGTGAACTTGCAGATGCAACAGCAAAAGCTGATAAAATGCAAAGAAACTTACTTGTAGATAGAGCTATAGCAGATAGAGAAAGAGCAGACCTTTTAGAAAAAGCAGTTGATAGAACAAACTTTACATTAGAAGAAAGAATAGGATTTTTACAAGAGGCTAGTTCATTAGAAGAAGAAATCACAAACAAAGAAATAGCTTTAGCTAGAACTAGATTAAATGTAGTACAAGAACAAAACAAATTATCAGGTTCTACAAAAGAAGATCTAGAATTAGAGGCACAATTAAAAGCAGAGTTGATACAATTAGAGACAGCTAGACTTACAAAACAAAAAGAAGTAACATCTCAAATAATTGGATTGCAAAATGAAGAAAAAGCAAATAAAGATAAAATAGCTGCTGAAAATAAAGCAAAAGAAGAAAAAGAGTTAGCAGAAGAAGAAGCATTTTTCTTAGCACAAAGAGAGGCATTAGCTACAAATGAAGAAGCTAAGACTGAGTTATTAGTTACAAAAGCAATAGAAAGATATGATGCTCTTATAGAACAAGCTAAGAAGTTTGGGGGTGATGTTATAGCATTAGAAAAATCTAAAGCAGAGGCTATTGCAGAGATAACTAAAAAGAGTGAAGATGAGACTGGAGAAATTGTAGAAGATGGAGAGAAATTAAAATTAGGTACAATTCAAAAATTTGTAGCTTTAGGTATAGGTTTAGCAACAGAAGGATCTAATGCAGCTAAAGCATTAGGTATAGCAAATGCAATAATAGCTACATATGCAGGTGCAGCACAAGCATTAAACAATCCTTTAAATGTTACACCTTTTCAGAAAGCAGCAGATGTTGCATTAGTATTAGCTACAGGTTTCCAACAGATTAGAGCTATAAGGCAAACAGAAATACCAGTACTTAGTGTAGGAGGTGTTACAGCAGGAGGAGCAGGAACAGCACCAGTACCTCAAATACAACCTCCTAGTTTTAATGTTGTAGGTGCATCACCTATAAACCAATTAACAGAGGCAATAGCAGGACAACAAGAAAGACCTGTAAAAGCATTTGTAGTTGCAGAAGATGTAACATCTGCTCAGGAATTAGAAAGAAAGAGTGTGTTGTTTAGAAGAATTTAAAAAAAATATAAAGTAAAGAATTATAATAATATGAAGATTGTAGAATTAATATTAGATGAGGATCAAGAGTTTAATGGTATAGATGCAATTTCTATTGTAGAAAATCCTGCAATACAAAGCAATTTTGTAGCATTAAAAGATCAAAAGGAAATAAAGTTAGCTGAGGTATCTAAAGACAAAAGATTACTACTTGGACCTATACTAATACCTAATAAACCTATTTTAAGAAATGGAAAAGAAGAAGATTACTACATATACTTTTCTAGAGAGACTGTAGAAAAAGCAAGTCAAATGTATCTTAAAGAAGGCAATCAAAGTAATGCTACATTAGAGCATCAGTATAGCTTAAAAGGTCTAACACTTGTAGAAAGTTGGATAGTACAAGATGAGGTGCATGATAAAAGTAGATTATATGAAAGTACTAAAGAAGTTCCACTAGGTACATGGATGGGTGCAATAAGAGTAGATAGTGATGAAGTGTGGAAAGATTATGTAAAAGAAGGTGTTGTTAAAGGTTTTTCTATAGAAGGTTATTTTGCAGACAAAAGTGAAAGACCAAATGAATCTATAAATGACTTTCTAAGCCAATTAGAGGCAGCAGAGGCAGAGTATCTATTATCAGAGATAGAGAAAGCTATAAATGAAGAAGAAGTAGAATTAGAGAGCTTTAATGATTATCCTGATGGTGTAGCAAATAATGCTAAAAAAGGTATTGAGTTAAATGAAAAGATAAATAACAGATGTGCAACAGATGTAGGTAAGATTAGAGCTACACAACTTGCACAAAAAAAGAATATAACTGTAAGTACAATAAAAAGAATGTACAGCTATCTGTCTAGAGCAGAAGATCAGTATAGAAAGAATGAAAATGATTCAGAGGCATGTGCTAATATATCATACCTATTGTGGGGTGGATTAGCAGCATTAGGATGGAGCAGAAACAAACTAAGAGAATTAGGAGAGTTAGAGCTTGAAACTATTGTAGTTGATGATGATTTTGCAATAATTGATGATAGATTAGCATACTCCTCTGTTGAAAAAGCAGAAGAAATGGCTAGAAATATTGGATGTGAAGGCTACCATATGCATGAGTTAGATGGTAAAGAATGGTATATGCCTTGTTTCCAACATACATTAAAAAAACCATGTCAATCAGGTTATGAGATGTATGGATTTAAAATTAAAAATGGGAAAAGAGTTCCTAATTGTATACCAATAAGAAGATAATCATGCCAAATAAATATAAACACAAGAAGAAAAAGAAGAAAAAATAATGGCAAGAAGGGTAATTCATGTCAAAATAGAGAAACCTAAAGTTAGAAGAAAAGGGGTACATGCTAAAACTAAAAGCAGTAAACTAAAATCTAGCAAAAACTACCTTAAAAAATACAGAGGTCAAGGAAGATGAACAAAAATAGAAAAAGAAAAAATCCTGCACCATCATATACAAGTCCTATAAGGTCTACTAAAGGTTGTTTGTGTGATGACAATACATACCATCCTGATTGTTGTGATGGAACTTTGTTTGCACAAGGTGTAGGTAAAACAGAAAGTTAGACCAAAAATATAAAATTTAAGTTCAATATAATTATATGATTATGAAAGCAACTGATACATTAAGTAAAATTAAAAATATCTTAGGTATGGAATTATCAAAAGATGAAGTTAAGGATGTAGAAGTCAAAGCAGAAGAAGTTACTTTGGCAACTATGAACTTAGAAAATGGAACAGTCATTGAAGCTGAAGAATTTGCAGCAGGTAGAGAAGTCTTTATTGTTACAGAAGATGATAGAGTACCTATGCCAGTTGGTGAATATACTTTAGAAGATGGTAGATCAGTTGTAGTTGAAGAAGAAGGTGTGATTGCTAGTATTGCTGATGCTGCTGAGGAACCAGTTGCTGAGGAAGAAGAAGTTGAAGCAAAACAAGAAGAAACATCTGAGGAATTAACTACAGAATTTGCTACTAAAGAGCAGTTTGATGAACTGAAAGCTATGGTTGAAGATTTAAAAGTAAACCTTAGTGATGTGCTGAAAAGCAAAGAAGTGGAGTTGAGTGAAGTAAAAGAGGAATTATCAGAAACACCTGATGCTGAGCCTTTGAAACATGCTCCAGAAAATAAATCAAATGATGACTTTTATCATATTGCATCTCAAAGAAATGAGACTAGACTTGATAGAATCATGAGAAAATTAAGTTAAATATAAATTTTAAAAATCAAAAAAAATGAGTAAACCTACTATAACTACCTCATATTCAGGTGAATCAGCAAAAAAATATATTGCTGCATCTCTGTTAGAAGGTACAACTTTGGCAAATGGTGGAATGACTATTATGCCTAATGTGAAACACAAAAGTGTTATCCAAAAAGTGGATGTCTCAGGCTTAATTGCTAATGCAACTTGTGATTTTTCAGATGCAGGTACAGTAGCAATTAGTGAGAGAGTTATCACACTAGAAGAATTTCAAGTAAATGTTAAGTTCTGTACTAAGCAATTTGTAGATTCATGGGAATCAGCAGAGCTAGGTGCATCTACTTTCAAGAATATGCCATCATCATTTGGTGATTTCATCATTGGAAACTTTGCTGATCAGATTGCTGCATCAGTAGAAAATTCAATATGGCAAGGTGGAAATTCAACAGCAGGACAGATTGATGGATTTGAAACATTATGGGCAGCTGATTCTGACATTGTTGATGTAACAGCAGGAACAGTAACAAGTTCAAATGTAATTGCTGAGCTTGGTAAGATCCTAGATGCTGCACCAAATACAGTATATGGTAAAGAAGATTTAACTCTATATGTCTCTAGAAACATGATGAAAGCATATGTTAGAGCTTTAGCTGCACAAGGTGGTGGTTATGAAAACAGAGTGAACATGTGGTATGATATGAATACACCATTATCATTTGATGGTATTCCTCTATTCTTAGCAAATGGTCTATCTGATAATACTGCTGCACTAGCACAAAAATCTAACCTATACTTTGGTACTAACTTAGTATCAGACATGAATGAGGTAAGAGTAATTGACACATCAGAAACATTAGGAGATCAAAATGCAAGATTTGTTTCAAGATTTGCATATGGTATTCAGTATGGATATGGTGCTGAAATAGTTTTCTATTCATAATAGAGTAATAAGTATAATCAATAGTATATGGGAGGTGTATGCCTCCCCATACTTTAAAATTTAAAATAATATGAGTTGTGCATTAACAAAAGGTAGAATAGTACCTTGTAAAAATAAATCAGGATCAATTAAAACTGTATATTTTGCAGACTTTGGTACACTTGGAGCTGTAACAGAATCAGGAGGTTTAATTTCTGCATTAGGTGGTACACCTACATGGTATCAATATGATGTAAGAGGTACAACTAACCTTGATACTGTTGTTACATCATCAAGAGAAAATGGTACTACTTTCTACACTCAAACATTAACACTACAACTACAATATTATGATAGAGCAACAAGTGAAGAAATTAAGTTACTAGCTGTAGGCAGACCACACATTGTAGTGGTTGATGCTGATGACAACTTTTACTTAGTTGGTAAAGTAAATGGAGCAGAACTAACTACAGGTAATTTTTCTGTAGGTGCTAATATGGGTGATTTTAATGGATTTAATCTTACTTTTGAAGCATTAGAAGTAGCTCCACCTGACTTTGTTACAAGTACAGTAGTAACTGGTGGTACTTTAGGTACACAAATTAATACTTTTCCTACTGCATAATTGAGCAGACATCATAATAGTTAAGTGTTTTTCTAATGAAAGGGGATCTATAAGGTCTCCTTTTTTTTTACAAAAAACTTTACACTTTATAAAAAACAATAAAAAGAGTATTATATAAGTATGATATATTTAAGTGATAGTTCATCAGCACAAACTTTTACATTTATACCTAGAAGTTTTGTAATAAATGCAAGGTTAGAAGTAAAAGATGAAGAAACTGGTAATGTACAAAGTTCATTAGTGCCTATAACAAGGTTAAGTGGATATGCAGCTATAAATGTAGCACTAACATTACAGGAAAATAAGTTTTATGAAATACAAATAATATCAGTAGGTTCTAACTGGGATGATGTAACACAGGTTTGGAATTTATTAAGTGTAAATTGGGAAGATGGAATTACAAGATCAGGAAGTGCATGGAATTTTGCAACAACATCATGGAATGAAACACTAGGTAATTGGAATGCAGTTAGAGAACCTAAAGATTTAATAATATATAAGGATAGGTTATTCTGTACTAATCAAACAATATCACAAGGTGCAAATGAATATTATGATGTAGACAAAGGTGTATACAAACACACTACAGCAGGAACAAATAAATATAAAGTATATAATGCATAATTATGAGTAGACAACACAGGAGACCAAAGTTTGAAGGAGATATTAGAGTAGTTGAATTAGCAGCTTATACAGCTCCTAAAATTATTGAAGATCCAAAGAAAGATTTTGTAATGTATGGTGAGGATAATAATTATTATCAATATCTAATTGACCTATATAATGGATCACCTACAAACCATGCTTGTATTAATGGTATAAGTGAAATGATTTATGGTAAGGGATTAGATGCAACTGATTCAGATAAAAAACCTGATCAATATGCACAAATGATAGGCTTACTAAAAAAAGATGTAGTCAGAAAAGTAATATATGACTACTACTTAATGGGAGGTGCAGCATTACAAGTTATATATGGTAAAGGAAGAAAGAAGATTGTACAGGTAGAACACATGCCTGTAGAAACAATTAGAGCTGAAAAAGCAGGTGAATCAGGAGAAATTGAAGCATACTATTATTTTCATGATTGGAGTGAATATAAAAACTCCTCTGAGCTTACTAGAATACCTGCATTTGGTACATCTAAAGAGCCTAGAGAAATATTATTTATAAAACCTTACAAAGCAGGATATTATTACTATAGTCCTCCTGCATATACAGGTGGATTACAGTATGCAGAACTAGAAGGAGAGATCTCTAACTTTCACATGAATAATATTTTAAATGGTATGTCTCCATCTATGATTATAAACATGAACAATGGAATACCTAATGAAGAAGAAAGAGCATTAATTGAAAAGAAAATATCACAAAAGTTTAGTGGATCTAGTAATGCAGGTAAGTTTATACTATCATTTAATGACAATACAGATAGTCAAGCTACTATAGAGCCAATACAGTTATCTGATGCACATCAACAGTATCAATTTTTATCTACAGAATCACAAGAAAAGATATTAGTATCACATAGAATTGTATCACCAATGTTATTAGGTGTAAAAAACAATACAGGATTAGGTAATAATGCAGATGAATTAGAGAAAGCATCTATACTTATGGACAACATGGTTATTAGACCTTTCCAAAATTTAATGATTGATGCATTTGATAAGATTTTAGCTTATAATAATATTACATTAAAGCTATACTTTAAGACATTACAACCTTTAGAGTTTACTGATCTAACAAATGTTGCAGATAAAGAAACTAGAGAAGAAGAAACAGGTCAAAAATTAAGTGCAAAAAAGTCTAAAACAATCTATAGAACAGACAATCATCCTAGCAATCAAGTAGCAGATGATCTAATAGCTCTTGGAGAAGATGAAGATTTAGATCAATGGGATTTAATTAGTGCAGAAGAAGTAAATTATGACTTAGATGATAAGCAAAATGAGATGTTAAAACTAGCATCTACAGGTTCTGCTAAACCTGATTCTAAATCTGATCAAGATAAAGGTCTGTTTAAAGTAAGATATAAGTATGCACCTGATGTTGTAAGTCCTAATACTAGAGAGTTTTGTAGAAAGATGTTAGCAGCAGGTAAGATATATAGAAAAGAAGATATACTAGCTATGGATAAAAAAGCAGTAAATGCAGGATGGGGACCTAATGGAGCTGATACTTATAGTGTTTGGTTCTACAAAGGAGGTGGATCATGTCAGCATTTTTGGATGAGACAGGTATATTTTAGAAAAAGAAATGCACAAGGTGAGTTTTTACCTAGTGATGGTATTAATAATGATGAAACTGTAAGTGTAAATGAAGCAAGAAAGGAAGGATTTACACCTGAAAAGAATGATAACAAGGTAGCAAAAAGACCAAGAGATATGAAAAATAGAGGTTTTTTAAAACCTAAAAAATTTACAACACCTAGATAGTTATGGCAAAAGTATTATTTATAAATAGAACTGATTTAGTTAAGAACACTATAATAGATGGTAATGTTCAAGCTGATAAATTGATGCATTTTATAGAAATTGCACAAACTATACACATACAAAATTATCTAGGAACAGATTTATATAACAAAATTAAAACATTAATAGATACAGATGCTATATCAGGTACAGTATATGAAACTCTATTAGTAAATCATGTTCAACCAATGTTAATTCATTATGCTATGGTAGATTTTTTACCTTTTGCAGCATACCAAATTAAGAATGGTGGAATATTTAAACATGTTTCTGAAAATGCAGAGACAGTAGAAAAGGCAGAAGTAGATTATTTAGTTGAAAAAGAAAGAAGTTTAGCTGAATATTATACAAGAAGGTTTATACAATTTATGGATTTTAATCAAAGCAGTTATCCTGAATATACATCTAACACAAATGATGATATTTATCCTGATAGAGATGAGCCTACATTTCAAGGATGGGTGCTATAAAACATGAGTATGAAAATATATAAACCTAAGGAAAAAAACATTATAAAGTTAATGAGATATATTAATAACAAATTAAAAATAAATAAAAATGGCAAGTAGTTTAACAGGAATATCTATTGCATCAAGTTATGATTCACTACTAAAGGTTGGTGATAATGATGGATTATCAGCTAGTTTACAGGTGATTTCTGATGGTTTGGGAACAGAGACAGGGATTAGCCTTAACAATGCAGGAGATTTAACAGCAACAGGCACTATAACAGCTAATAGCTTTGTAGGTAGTCTTAGTGGTAATATCTCAGGAAACTCTACAATATCAGGAACACTAACATTTGGATCATTATCTGATGGTACAATAACAATAACAGATATAAAAGATGAGGATAGCATGTCCTCTGATAGCAATCAGGCTTTAGCAACTCAACAATCAATAAAAGCAT